GCTACCTTGATGACGCATTTTGCAGCGCGTTCTTCGTTCGCCATCATCTTTGGCTTGGACGCTACGGCCGACAACCACTTTACCTGCGCCAGTGCATTTGTTACTTCTATCGAAGCCAGCGGCGGAACAGAAGACAACGTTACTTACAGCGCAACAATTGAGCTGTCGGGATCAATCGCATTTGTTGAAGCGTAATGCAGATTGAGCTTAGCGGCAAAGAGTTTCGTTTGCGTTGTGACATGCGCGCTCTGGCTAACGCCAAGCGCGAAGCAAACATTGACATTAGCAACCTCGGCGACGACGTTGTAGAGGTTGGTTCGTTTGTGTACTTCATGGCACAAAGCGGAGCGAAACATGCGGGAGTCGAATTCAAGTACGAGCTTGACGACTTCTTAGGACTTATCGAGGTTCAAGACCTTGAGATTTTGGGCGCGTCTATCACCAAGCTCATGGGCGGTGGCGCGGAAAAAAAAAGGTGAAGCGGAACCGCTAACCTTCGAAGATTGTATGCAGATAGGGTTGGGCCGTTTACGGTTCAGCCCTTCTGTGTTTTACGACATGACGTTTATTGAGTTCTGCGCAGCCGCACAAGGCAACGCCAAGGACGAAGAGCAAAAGCAACAGATGGAGTGGGAGCGTACGCGCTGGCTTGCCACGATCATGTTACAACCGCACGGCAAGAAGGGACAGAGTATAAAGCCGCGCGACCTTGTTATCTTTCCGTGGGAGAAGAAGGAGAAGAAGAAGAAGCGTTCGAACAAGCTCCTAGAACACACACTCAAAGCGTGGTCAAATGGCATTACTTAAAGATCTAAAAGTTACTATCGGTCTAAGCAAAAAAGGCTTGACCAAACTTAACGCGGACCTGCGCCGCACTAAGGGCAACTTCAAGAGGAACTTTGGAGAGATTGCGGGCATGGCTAAGAACGCCGCTGCCGCTATTGGCGTTACGCTAGTTGCTGGCGTCGCGGCTCTTATTAAGAAGGGCGCGGAGATGGAGACGTTGCGCACGGGCTTTATAAGCATTGCCGGAGGTGCAAACAAAGCAGCCGCAATTGTTAAGGAGCTAAACGAATTCACAGCGAAGACGCCGTTCCAATTGCAAGAGGTGAGCAGCGCGGCCAGGCAATTGTTAGCGGTCGGCACTAAGCGCAGCGAGTTGCAGAAGGAGTTGAAGATGCTTGGCGACGTTGCGGCGAGTAGCGGAAACAGCATAAACGACATTGCAGCCATCTTCGCTAAGGTTCAAGCCAAGGGTAAGGTAGAGCTTGAGAACCTCAACCAATTAGCGGAACGTGGTATTCCAATTTTTGGTGAGCTTAAGAACGTGACAGGCGACGCGAATATGGAATTCGGCGCGGGTGCGGTTAGCGTTGAGCAGTTTAACACGGCGTTGGCAAACATGACGGCAGAAGGCGGTCTTGCCGCTGGCGCTATGGAGAACCTCAGCCAAACAGTCGAGGGACGCATGACCACGCTCATGGACAACCTCGGGTTGGAGATGGGCAAGGCAGCGGAAAAGTCGGGCTTGTCTGCTGCGTTCGGTGGACTGCTGAAACAAGCAACCGAAGGCCTACAGGGCATAAGCGGCGCGGCGGGTTCTGACGTTGCCGCTGCGCTGGGTCTAGCCGAAGAAGCCATGGAGGGCTTTGGGTCAGTCACCACAGACAACGTCGACGACGTCGAGCAAAAGATGGCTGACGCGCAAGCGTCAATTAGAAACTTGATCGGCACAATAAAAGGCAGCGCAACACAAACGACAGGCCTCGCCTTTCTGTTTGGCGGTAAGGCTGGCGCAATGGAAAGCGCAAAGCAACAGGCGGACATGCTGCGCCCGTTGTTGGAGATGGTGGAGCAACTCGGCGCGGCTGGTGTGCAGCTTAACGAAAACGTATTGGCGGGCGCCGTGAGCGCACCAATAGCCGAACCAACAGCGCCCGCGTCGGTAACAGAAGAAACTAAGCAGAAGGAAAAGCTACACGCAGTTGAGAAGTCGCGGTTGCTAACCATGGGCATGGCCAAGGAGCTGCAAGGCACAATGGCCAGCGACATCATGGCGGCAAGCATGGCCAACCATGAGTTAAAGACAAGCATGGAGGGCGTAGCCGAAGCGGTTAAGTTGCCGCTTGATGCAATGGTTGAGCTAGGCAACTACGCGGCTAACAAACTTCCGGGCTTTTTCATGCAAGCATTCAGCGCATTGCGTGAAGGCGGTAAGAGCTTTGGCGACTTCATGTTGAACTTACTTCAACAAATGATATTAAAGCTAGCCGCAATGCTTGCCGCGTTTGCTGCTCTTAGTATTCTGTTCCCGGGATCAGCAGCGGTTAAAGGTGGGCTAGGGTCTTTCCTTGGCGGCGGGTTTGGAATACCTCAAATGGCCGACGGAGGCATGTTCTCGGGCGCTTCATTGGCTATGGTCGGAGAGGGTCCAGGTACGTCGGCTATTAACCCGGAGGTGGTCGCACCGCTGGACAAGCTAAAAAATATGGTAGGCGGTGGCAATGTGAACGTAACCGGGACGATTCGTGGACGCGACCTTCTACTCAGTGAGGAGCGCAGCAGTTACAGTCGCCGTCGAAGATTTGGAAAGTAATGGCAAAGAGATTTACAGCAGGGTTTAAAGACGAGGTAGGTACAGAGTACAACCTTGACTTTTATGACAGCGATTATAGTGGGTCTTCTGTCGGCACATTAACACTCGGCACACCAGGCTTCGAGTTAGATTGGGACGGACGCGGAAGAAATACACACGAGCCTATTCTGAGCAGCGCGTGCAGTATTCCGGTGTACAGCACCACAGCCAGCATTGCAACTTTTCTTAGCGACATACAGACCGGACAAGAAGGCCGTTTTCGTGTTGAGGTATTTCGCGGTCCGTCGGCATCTCAAGAACTGTTTTGGTCGGGTGTCCTGTTTTGTGATATAACGTTTCAAGACGAAGATCCAAACCTTGTTACGCTAGAAGCCACAGATGACATTGGCTTACTCGATGAGGTGCTGTACAAGAATAGTTCTACGTCGGAATATACCGACACCACCAACCTAATTGTAGTGCTGTGTCGCATACTAGGCAAGGTGCGGCACGTGGATGCATGGGCGGCAGACAAAAATTTTATCTATGTCTCTGACCACGTCCAACACGCGGAGATGACCGGCGCACCGTACACAAGAAAAATTATAATCAATCATACCAAACTTCGCAACGTAAAAGACAACGGTGACGCGGAGTATTACACCTGCAAGGAGGTACTAGTTTCTATGCTTACCAACTTGCAAGCTAGACTCATGCAGTTTTACGGTGCATGGTGGGTTATACCTGTGGCAAAAGCCAACGCGGGTATGACGGCTTACGCATATTTTAAGAGTGGCGACAACGCCAACAACAGCAGCGCTAACACACCTGGCTTTGTCACGCAGACAAGCGGCAACTTGTACAGCTTAAGCACTGCAATTACCACAGGCAACAAAACCAAGATAGCCGGCTTTGAGTTTGGTTCGCTGCCTAGTCTGTCAGAAGTAAACTACACTCACGATTATGAAGGACACGCCTTTGATTGGAACGGCGTAGGAGCAGGAAACGCAAGCGGCAACATTACAAGCCAATTTGTATACGCCAATAGTGCGCCAGTCCTAGAAGACAACGACGTTGTCAGCTTAACGTTTAGCTACGTCGTCAGCTTTACAGGTTATGGCACTAGCGCGTCAAGCGACAGAGGGCGCAGGGTGCGCCTAGGCTTTAAGGTGCGTCACGGCGACATCTACGCCAAGCGCACGACGATAGCTATGACCGACACAGCCGGAACAATCATAAACAACACTTACACCACTAGCGGCGCAAACATGAGTTGTTTTGCGCCTAATGACCAAGCGCCAACGTATAACACAACTACAGGCAACGAGATACAGGAGTACACTGCTGTTTATGACAGGCACGCAGGCGCGCACCTTACTGGTACTGTAACAATCACATTTCCACCTTTGGACGTAGACCTAGGAACGGTTGCCGCAACTGAAATTGGCGAGTGGGATATAAAAGTCTTTGACAA